TATCCCTTTGAGTTCGTTCAAGAAACCAGCTATCGGCACGCCAGTCGCGCTTGCCATGACCCTCGATCCGACGCAATCTGTGGACCACGGCCGCGCTTTCTGCTGCGCGTACCGCGTCACCGAACTCCGCGTTCTCATTCAACCAGCGCTGTAGCGTGTTCTCATGCACTCCAGCGGCTCTTGCTGCGTGTACCTTTGGCACGCCTTCTCTAAGCATTTCAAGGACCACGCCTTGCTTGTCGCTACGGTCCAGCGCTAACGCGCTCTGTTGCGCCACTGCAATCGGCTCTGGTTGCCCTTCAGGTTGCGCGGTTGCGTTTTCTAATATCTGGTTGCGCTTACGCAACTCACGTTTCACAGCAATGGTGCGATCCTTGCCTCTAAGCCATTCCTCACGCTGGCATCGCTTCTGTATCGCCTGCCTGGTAATATCATAATCTTTTGCCACACTGGTGAAGCCCTCACC